CCATTATACCACACATCGTGAAAAAGGTAGACACGAAAGTAGACACGGAGATTAAAAAAGCCCTCAACCATGCGGGTTAAGGGCACAGGGGAAGAGGGATTCGAACCCACTTGATTTTATACGTAAAACCGCGCGGTTATGCGGTTCTTTGGCTTTTTCACTGTTTTTATAACGTGCGTAATTTATAGCGTAATATCGGGATTTTATATTCTAATATTACAAAAGGTAGACACGAAGGTAGACACGAAATCAAAATTTTACCTTCTTATTGTATGCAAAGCGGAGACGATAGCTGACAGGGGAAGGAGAAGATGATCGCCCCCGCCCCACATCAGTTTTTCAGTGCAGCACGGGTTAATGTGCCGCAGATCCCGTCCACAACAAGAGGCGGGTGCTTTTTCTGGAAGTCCAAGATGGCTCCAATAGTTAGATTTTTGGCTATTCCGTCAACTATTAGCTTATAGCCGTGCCGATTTAATTCATATTGAACCCAACGGACATCATTGCCCTTGCTGTTCATTTTGACCGCTTTTGCAGGCTCCGGGTACGGGTTCCCTGTCTTCGGAATCTCATATGCTTCACCTAAAGCTTCCTTATCCCACGTCCACAATCTGTAGGTCTCAATGGTCTTTATAAGTGTCTGCGAGCATACAGGACTCGTTGCATAGCCATCGCGTTGAACGTTAATGCAGGCCGTTCTGTAATCAGTGCATCCTCTCAGGTTGGCATACCTGGCCGATCTCCAGAATAATCCACTATGATCATCTATGCTGTCCTTCCACGATGGATATTTGCGGAATTGCGCGTTGATCGTGGTCTTGATTCCGTTATAGTATTCGGCGGTTGGCATGGTCACGCATTGACCGTTATACAGTCCTTTCATGCCGAAAAGATTATTTGCTTTCTGTGTAAGCCCGGAATTGCCCTTATTGGATTCAATCAAAGCCTGTGCTGCAGTTAGGGATGCTAAAATTTTATTCTTTTGCATATCCTTAATCACCATAGGTTTGATAATCGTTAAAAATTCCTCTGCTGAATATCCCATAAATCCCCCTCAATCATCATCGTCATGATCTTGAAATATACATATCACTATGCAGGTCATACACAGCCCTATTATTACGGCACCAAATAGCATTTCCATTTCAATGCTCCTGTTTAAGCTGATACACAGCGCACTCGATAAGCTGGTTAATTTGCTCCGGTGTAATCTCAATGCCCTTTTCCATCAGCCATGCGTAGATTATATTCTCAACTTCTTTTTTCTTCTCCATGCCTTTGCCAGAACCCTTGATAGTCTGTTCTGCGGCTCTTACCGCCACATCAACCATTTCAAGGATCTGCGCATATCGCCTATCTTCTTTCAAGGTCTTAAGGTACGGTATTACATAGACGGTCACTAAGGCCGCACATATTGATATGACTATCTTTAATATGTCAAATGTTATATCATTCATCCTCGTTACTCTCTCCCCTCAGTTTGAATATTTTGATCAGCGCACAGGCCAATATCTCCCCGCCAAAGCATCCGAAGAAGCAAGTGGTCAAGGTATCATGTGCTGTGTCCGATGTGATAGCAAAAGTAAACTCTGCCATAGAATACAGAAGCAATATCCCTATGGAAAACATCACATACTTGGTTAGACTTGGAACGGGCTTGTGTCTCTTATGTCGCCCGATCTGCCAACCCCACACGCCTATCATGATGATTATTCCGGCACCAAGGCCGCCTAAAAAATAAGCCATCACTATCTCTCCAATAGATATTTATCGAGTTTATGCTTTTGTTCCTTCATTGCGTCGATATTATTCCCGTCAATACTGTGTGCGATCAAGGCCTGAAGGCTCTCGATCATAACCATGTCGCGCTTTTTGAGTGACATTTCAAAGTCCTTAAAGCGCTCGTCATGCTCGGAAAAGTGTTTATCCCCTTCAGCAAGGCGCTCCTTGATCTCCTTTACATCCTCCTCAAGCCCGGCTATCCGCTGATCCTGCATCTTGTTCGGCTGCTTGAAGTGTTCCACTACCTTGATGATAACGGTCACGGCTGCAGCTACTGCTACGATAGCTCCGCACGCTGCCAGGAAAAGGTTAAACAGGTCGTGCGGGCTTAACATTATCGGATTATCCATTTACCCCTCCTTTCCTGTCCAGCTCCGCCAGATGTTTCTCCTCTGCCTCTACCGATCTGTGCTGTGCGAGTTCCCTGAGCAAAGCGTGCAACATTGTAGAATATGCTTCAATGATCTTTTCCTGTTCCACTATGACAGCTCCATAGATGCTCATGAATCAGCCCCTTCTTTGGTCACGGTTCCATCTTCATTTATGACATATCCGTCCGCCTCTATGATCTCCCTGACCTGGGCCTGAAGCCTCTTAGGTACTGTGTAGAAGTTCTTTCCATCTGATTCACATGAACGTGCGTAAATTTTAGCCATTTTTAAGCCTCCTCTATCATCTCGTACAGTTCCTCTATGGCTGTACGGCAATCTGCTATGTCATCAGTATTCAATGCTGTGAGATCATATGTCTCCATGAGACCGGAATTCGTGTCGGATATCTCGCCATCGATCCGCTCCTCGACCTTGCCGATATTCGGCGTGTATTTGTCGATATAGCGGAAATGATTGTCTATGATATACCAGTCGTAGCAGTTACCGGCCTTATCCTTCTTTGACTGATATTTCCTCACGATATTAAATACGTCCGTGATGATGCAGTCCTCGTATTGCCTCTCGACTTCCGCACTCCCGGACAGGTTTGAATGTTTATCCCCTTTTGTCTTGAGGATATCTTCAACTACGCCGTGGCGCTCTCTGCTTCCAAATACATATTCCATGAAGCTGTCACCTCCTTCTGCCATGCTCTTACTATGTCTTTTAAGTGTCTCTGTGTCCGCGTTTTGACGAAATACTCATAAATCTTCACAGAATCGCAATGCCTGAGCATTCCGAGCCGTGACAATAAGCCTTGTGCGAATCTTACCGGGATATAGCGCCCTCTTTCCCGCATCCGATAGAAAGACCTGAGCTGCTGCTTCAGGTGAAGCAGGGAAGATTTCCGTAACAGGGTATAGCCGCGCTTATACTTATATCCCAAAGCGTTCGGATATCTTACGGACACCCTGAATATCTGCCAATTTCCCTTAAGCTCTAAATGCCTGGCTTTCAACCATTTCCTTATGTATTTAATGGTCTTATGCAGGGTCTTCTTTCTATTTGAGAATATCGTGAAATTATCCATGTACCGGATATATCTTGATATCCTGCATTTCTCCCTCAGTTCGTGATCCAGCTTCTGCAGGAATGTATTCGCAAACCATTGGGAGCAATAGCATCCGATCTGGACGCCGCCTGATAAAATCCGTTCCACAAGGTCAAGGGTCCTGTGATCCTTGATGAGACATTTCAGACGGTTAACCACCTGTTCCGGCTGCAGGGTATCATAAAAATGTCTTATATCAGCTTCCAGGCAATACCGCGTCCCGCTGATATCATTCTTCATCCATTTCTTGATCCTCTTTATGCCGTAATGTGCTCCGCGGTTCTTTATGGATCCACAGCACCACCTGTCCATGCCTCGCATCATTATGGGCTCAAGTACCTGGATGAGGGCGTGATGCACATACTGATCCGGCCAAAGTCTCGGCTCGCTTATCTCACGCCATTTCCTTGCATTTCTGTCATAACGCCGTTTCTTGATGGTCGGTGACGCTTCAAACCCGTTTTCTATGATCCCGCGTAACTCCTTAATCCGTTCATCCCTGGTATTTTCAACCCATAAAACTGTCCTGTTAGGCTTATTCGGGTAATGGTTCCATCTGTGTGTCTTGTTTACTACAGTTATGGCTTTGATTAAGTTTTTATCTGAGATAATCTGAGGGAAAAGATTGTTAATTCTTTTCATAAGGGATTGGTCTCCTTGTTGCCTGACGGGCTTTCCTGCGCTCATAAGAGAGTACTAACCCGCTCCTCATCGGCACGATCTTCACCAAAGAGGTGCGCGGAATCCATACCTATGCTAAAACGCTTCAGACGTAAGCGTAATAACCGAAGTGATTGCCAATCTATTGTAGGAGCTGTGAGCCGATGCACGCGCACTTGTCCGAGGCAGCGCCGCCACCGCCCAAGCAAAACGCACCGTGGTTCTGATTCTGGTTATAGTTACCGCCCACGTGCAACACAACGCCAGACGAGCTGTAGTAGCAATAGTCGCCAAAAAACAGAACACCGGGACTGCCGGTATGGAAACCCCGATGTTTACAGTATCTTCATGGAATCCTCGTACTCAATCTGACCCTTGCAGTACAGATGTACGGGATAGTCCTCGTATTTGCCTTTATGGATCACCCACTCAAAGCCGTCCAAGGGCAAACCGCACTCCTGGCAAATACCACTGTATCTGTTATATATTTGGACTTCTCGATTTAGCCATGTTTTCACCTTCCTTATAATTGTTAAAGGGGTCATGCGACCCCCTCTTTTGCTCCGCAAAATTCACCCCCAACGGCTTCGCCGTTAAGGTAATTTTTGGAGACGTGAGCCGACGTTCGCGTCCTTGACCGAGGCAGCGTTGCTACCGTTCAAGCAAAACGCACCGCGGCCCTGACTCTGGCTATAGTCACCGCCCACGCGCAACACAACGCCAGACGAGCCGTAGCGGCAATGGTCGCATACATACGTGGAGTCACTTCCGGCGTTCCCGCCCGATGCCTGATACAGTGCATATTCAAAGCCCGATGCCGACGGATTCGTCCATGCGCTGATATATCCGCCGCTTGTGTCTCTTGTGCCTACATTAGTCCCGCCTGTCGTATCGCTGAAGCTTGAAGGGTTCTTGATGCAGTATATATTCGCACCACTGAAATAAATGCCGTCAACCCAGTCGTATACATTGCCCCAAAGATCCTCAATATATCTATACCGGGTATGTCCGTATGTTGTCCTGTTTGCCGCATTGGTTCCGGTGTGATATGTCATGTTATCGCATGATCCGGCATTCTCGGTGCCGCTGTTATTTCCACAGCCGTATCCGATCTTTGCCTGTGAGTTCCAGTCGGCATACTCTACAAGATAGAGCATCATAATAGTCCAGTACATGGCAAAATCCCACTGCCATATCTTCTGTCCGAGTCCGCTGATGCTCGTCCTGAACTGTGCTCTTGTGTAGTTGCCTGCCGGTTTAACGCCTGTTGTGGACTTATATGTGGAAGTCGCACAGTGATAAGCTCCGACATAGACCTCATCACGCTCTCCGCTTCCATCGCCCCTGTCTGCATGAGCCGGGGACACTAAAAATCCATCCTGCGGACCGTCGGAGATCTGCAGTTTCATCTTGGATCCGGTACGGGTCCATTTATACCAATACTTCGGTATCTTAACCAAAGTACCGCCCTCGGAGTCTGTCACTCTCTCCATGCCAGACCACGGCATGATATCATCAAACGGACTCGACCCGCTTCCGTTATTAACCGCTGGCAAAGGAGCGGAAAATGAAGCCGCGTCATCTGTTCGAGTCATGGCGGGACTTGACCCGCCATCCCACTCGACTCCATAAATGCCGCCACCGCCTCCGCCGCCTGCGACCTTTTCAAGCATTTCAATAAAAGCCATTTATATCATTCCTCCGTATTCTCTTCAGGACCCGGATCGACAGGCCTCTCCCAGAAATCCTTGATCTCCGTGCCACCGTGTCCGTTAAGAACTACGCACATAGAACCCGCGAGCGTATCGTCGGCCATATCTGTCCCGAGATTGCTGTGGAATTTTGCCACCGCTTCCTGTCTGGTGTCGTACTCCATGAGTTCGCTCTTCTTAGTTGTACCGTCAAGCAATACCTTCACTCTGACCACATAATACTTCATTGTTTTCATTCCTCCTTTTGGTTAATTGAATATTTGCAATTTAATACTTGCCGCTTCCTCTAATGCCGCCGCGAATGTGACTACGGCCTGACCCTCTGTGACCGCAATAGATGTATATCCGACCACTGCACCGCTCGACGTCTGAGCGTAAAGCCTGATAGACGATGTGGTGTGTATGCTCGCGTTGCTGATTGTCGCCGTTGTGTCACCCACGGCACAAGATACCGCGCTTGTCCATACACCCACAGCGGTATATACTCCGCCAGACTTCACGGGGTTGTTACTGTTCGCTGTTGGTGTATTGTCAAACGTGAGCGTGTCCTGTTTTCCTGACGCAAGTGCATCAACCTTTTGCTTTACTGAATTATTTACGTCATAAGAAACTTGTGTAGCATCGTAATCTCCTGCTATAGGGAGAATACTTCCGCTTCTCCCGTTAAAGCTTGATACGCCCGTGACAAGATTATCAATCCTGCTTCGTGCTTCAGTATCCTCAATAGGATATCTTGTCGTTCCTCCATCCGGAGAGAAAAAGGTAACATTTGCCATTGTTTATTTCCTCCTTATGATACCGTTACCGCTTTAGCGGTTCCGCTGAAAGTAGCTGATACTGTACCGATATCAGATACTACTGTCTGATCTGCGCCCTTAGTTGGTAATGTTCCTGCATTGAACACTATTCCGCCATCTGAATAACTTACGGTCGGTAATACGCCAACAGACGTTATTGAATTGACTGTAGCCGTCTGCGTTCCTGCCACGCTTGGAGTGACAGTTCCCTCCGGTGTATAGCTTCCGGATGCGTTATCTTTTTCGGCAAGATCGCCAAAGCCAAGATCAGACAAACTTTTATTCCCGATAAGCGTCACATCATTTATCTGCGGTTGATTTGACAATTCGTTGTAATTAGTAGTACCACCACCGCCACCGCCTGTGACATTAAGCACATCGCCGTCCATTGATAGCCCTGTACCGATTTTTACGCCACCCTTAACGGATGCAGATGCGGTAGGAAGGTGATATGATCCACCTCCGCCCTCAC